GCAAGGGAGAGTACTCTCAACAATTATTAATGCGCATACTTTTGAATAATGGCTTGGAGACCTAGAAGAAAATCTGGTGTAGCCCTATACCAATCCCCTGCTCAGAGGAAAGATACAAGCAAAATATACTTAATGAAGTCTTTGTCTGGGTTAAGGACAAAAGAAAAAATATATGCAATAGGTTATAACTTAACTACATTAGGTGCAGTAATACCAGGATTTAATGTAGGTGCATTAGGAGGCATACCTTATTTTTTAGGAGAAATATCTAACAATGCTACAGCAATACAAAAAGCGTTAAAAGGAGATATGGGAGCAATTGCTGGTAGAGGTAAGTTTTTAGGTTCAGCAAACTTATTAAATAGAACTGCTTCCAAAATGGTTTCTGCTATTTCTTCTCCTACTGGGATAGGAGCTGTTGACCGTGCTGCAAATATTTATATTGGTCAACAAAAAGCACAATTTTTACATTACACAAGAAATATGGGTAAAAAGGAACAGCTAAAAGTTTTTGTTGAAGCAATAGGAAATGGTAAAGCCTTTGATAAAGAAATACAAAGACAAGCTCAAGTATCTATGAAAGGTAATGTTTTTGGGAAATGGAAAACTTTAACTTACTACAATGCTGTGAAAAATGCTCCCGACCCTGTAAAAGATAATCCTTATTATCAGGCAAGAAATGCTAAAAGAAATAAGAAGTTATCAAAAGGAGCTCAAAGAGGAAATTTTAGAAGAATTAATAAAGAAGCTTTTACAACAGAAGCAACTGATGCACATATAAATCAACTTGTTTCTCAGACTGATGCCATGATAGGAAATATGGGAATAATGCAAGATGCTGCAAAAGTATTAGCTATAGATGAACTCTTAGTACATAATGGAGCCGATTTTCCACGAAGTTCAAACCCAGAAGGAATTATGAGGCAATTTAAAAGTGTAGATAGAAGATTAAACGCTCGATATATACAGGGTAAATCAGATAAAAGAGACAATGTAATCTACAGAAATCTTGAACCTGAAATAGAGACACAATCAAGGATATTTACACCAGGCGCTAGAGGAGGCAACCAAACGGCACTTGAAAGAAGGAAGGGTTTAAAATTTGATGAAGATACCGGACAATTTTCAACTAAAGGTACAAAAAAAGAACACGATGCAGCATATATAGATTTTTTAAAAACTAATAGTACTTTTGTGCGTGCAAATACAAGAAAAGCTGGAACGATGGAGGCTATATTAGTCGCTGCAAATAGTATTAGACCAACACCCAACATGATAAAAGCATTCAACACTTATGCAGTAACAATGGGAAGGAATGGAATGGATTTACCAGGTGATGCAACTATGTCTGATTTCACCTCTAAAATCTTTTCTATTTTATTTACTGGTTTAGGAACTCAAACCGGAAGTACATCTTCAGGACTTATGGGGGATTTTCAAAGAGAGTTTGGTGCATTAGTAGCACTTACAAATGTTATTGCTAAAGAAGGGTATGTAGATATTGCAGATGACCTATTAAAAGTTGTAGACCCTAAGGGGAAGATAACAGGAAATCTTACAAAGCCAGATTTAGAAATACCTCAAGGAACACATTACATGGAAGCAAGAAAAGATATACTTCAAACCAAACAAGATTATTCTCAAAATTTAAAATATGGCGGTATATTTAATGAATCAGATAAACTTTTAAATAAAAAAAGAGACAGAGCTCTTAAAGAAGCATATGTAAAAATAATGCAAATGGATATTAATACTAATGATTTGGAAGCTTATGATGATTATTTACATCATATGCAGCTACATAACGAAAACAAAAAGAAACTACCTAAGAGAAAATTAAATTATTACAAGACCAGGGGAGGTTCTAGGGAATCAAGATTGGAAGTTGCTAGAGAGGTTATGAAAGATGACAGCAGGTCTATGGGTTTAGGTTGGTTAAATACAGAAGGTGGACGCAAAAAGGACAACCAAATAATTGATAAATTTATTGATGAATTAGATATGAGTGATGGTGCTACATCAATGGCGCGGCAAGCACATCTCCTCCCTACAGGTAACAGAATAAAGAAGATTAGAGCGGATAGAGCAAGAGATATTATTAACTTTGTAGAAAATGGTGTCCCAACTGAACAAATCTTAAATTATATGGAAAGAGATTTTACAACAAAAATGAAAGAAATTCAAGCTGCGCTTGGTAAAGGACGTAGGCCAATGTGGTTGACGTTTAAGGATTATGAAACCACTGGTGAAGACCAAATTTATGACAAAAAAGGAGAATATCTTGCTAGTGCTAGGCAAGGGCAAAGTACACACTTTAAACAAAACAATAATTATGTTCCAACAAAAACTCAAATTATTGATGCTATACATATGCATGATATTGAACTAAATGGCAAGAGTGAAGATGACGGTAGTGAGTTTTTATTTAGAGAGTCTGTATCTTTTGGTGGTATGACTCAAAAGTCTAAAAAAGCTGATAGAATCAGAGACGCTGTTCAGATAGAATTTGGTGGTCCTGCAACTGATAAAAGAGGACAACTTACTAATAGAGGCGACAGAATGTTTTATTTACCTAGTTTTTTTATAGGTACGGCTGCTTCTCAAGCAGCAGCATATTTAGGAATTTTTGATAAAGGAGCTTCTTTTAAAGCTAATGTACAGCAAGCTGGCCTTGCAAATGCTTCTTTCAGAGTAGCAGACGAAGGCGTTGGTGTATTAAATGCTACTCGTAAAAAATACAATCTAAAAAAACAAAAAGATTTTGAAGGAATGAGAAGAGTAAAAAGTATGTTTGCAGATGCAAGAAAAGCTGTAAATAATCCTAACAAATCTAATTTCAATAGAGTTGCTCACGGAAATGCACTTAGACTTGCAAATCAAAGAGCAATGAACTTATTCAAAAGAGGAGGTGGATTTGGACAAATACAGATTGATGATGTGACTAGTGTTATACAAGATTCTAAAATGAATATGTTTGGTTATGCTGCGGGGCCTATGGGAGAAAGCGCTACGGGAAAAGCTTTACAGTTTAATATTAATAAGTTAGGTACTTATAAGAAAGCAAGGGGCTCTATTAGCATGCAGCCCTTTGCTGAAAGTATAGGTGTTGTTGGCCAGGGCAGTACATTGGGAGGTTTGACACAAAAAACCTATCAAAATGAATATGCTAAGTATAAATTTTTAACTGGTAATTTTTCTACTGCAATAGTCACAAATGCCCTTAGAAAAAACAGAGATGGACATGTAAGTTTTGAGACTGGTTATTCACCGCTTGTTCCAGGTATGGCTGGATATAGAAACCACCATCTAAGTAAGAGCGACAAAGCTTTAAAGAAGAACGTAACTAGTGATATTGTAGATGTATCATCATTGATATCAGACGGCACTGGCTCTTTTAAAGGTGCTCGAAACAATGAACAAATAGCTTCTTATGTAGCAAATGTTATGGGAAGGCCTTCTATTAGAGATAAGGATATATTCAATATGATTAAAGACCCATATAGCACTATGGACGAAATGTTTCACTTAGGTGCAAGAGAAAGTGGTACATCCAGTATCTGGCACGGAGATTATGTAAAAGGTGCTCAAGACCCAAACCATCCTCATAATAAGTTTATGGAAATGTTTTTTGGTAGTAGCCATAAGTTAAAAGAAGAAATGATTAGAGACTATGTCGAGATAGGAAAATCTGAAGCTTTACCTGTAATAATCGTACTTCAAAAAAAAGGTGATTTTAAAACAGTAGAAGCTATTGAAAGAGCTATAAATATTAATGCTGGACAGATTGCAGAGGCTTATATGAGACATACTGCTAAAGCGCTACAAGGTGTAGGAAGTCAAATTTTAGAAGAACAAGCATTTAGAAATTTAACTATGACATTTGCTTTATTAATGGAAGCTAATAAAGACCACTTCAGATTTGAACTAGGAGCCACATTAAAAAGATATGTTGACACCCTCAAATTAGACAAAAAAATGAGAGATAGTTTAAGACTGAAGTCTACAAATGATAAACCTTTCGTTCCTTTTAATAAGGGCGAATTTGATGAAGTTGAAAAACTTTTAGGTCAAGGAATTGCATTTACATACGATGAGAATGGTGTTCCAGGGTTTGCTTCTTTTGATGGAACAACTGGATTTTTGAGTCCTATAGGTACCGATAATAATCTAGGGGCGCTTATAGAATATCTACCAGATTTTTCACATGGCAGGAGAACTGGTAGGAAAATTGAGAGAATATACAACATTAACAATAGAGAAGATTCATTATTAAGAGCTTTAGGTGTAAAGAATTTTAATGAAATTAGATGGGATGGAGCACTAAGACTAGGCCAACAAGATGTTGGCGATATAGAGGGTGGTCTATTGAGAGGAGATATGTGGAAATTGGCTAACTTTTTAGAGCAAGAACACGGTATTCCAGCTGGTGCCTGGGTATCAGACTCATCAGCGATGGTAGAGTATCTCATGAAGGATGAGAACATAATGGATTTATTACAAGACCAGCGTAGTATTTGGACGGAAAAAGTAGCAAAAGGACAGATGCCTGGTATGCCAGATGAACTGATGGAAGAGATTTTCGTACTTAATGCAACTCTGAAAGCAAAAGGTCTTGGTCAAAAAGCAAGATATTCAAAAATAAAAAAGCAATTTGGTGTAATTGTAGCTGAAAGCACTCACTCAAAAGCTAATCGTTCAGATAGGACTTTCTCTCAACAAAATACATGGGGGAAGGAAAAAACAGATGTATTTAATAAGGTAGACAGAAGTCTAAAAGAAATGCAGTCAGCTACCTTTCCTATGGCAAGGGGTGGTGAGTATGGAAGAAGATTGGCTGATGACTTATATAATATATATTTCGAAGGTGGTATTTCTGATACGGATGTTGGGAAAATACTAGTTGCTAATGTTAAAGCAATTGGAGACCCTACAGCTGGAGGCGAATTATTAAAAGCCTTTGCTCATGGTATGGCTTCAATAAGTTATTCCCCAGCTTTAGGTGGGCAGCCTATAACTAAAGCTGTTGTGAGGGCGAGATTAATAGGTATATTTACAGACGTACTTCCACGAGCTGGAGGTAGACATATTGCCGATAGAGACGTTTTTACATTTACTGATAGGAATTGGGCAGCATTAGCAGCAACGATTCTAAATACTAACTACGCTTTTACTACTTTAGATATTTCATGGTTGGCTCCAGTTGTTAATACATTCAAACAGGAACAAGAGTCCAATCTACAAACTCAAAGTAACCTTACTAAAAGAGCAACAGGCAGAAGTTGGATTACTAAACATGATGGCTCACATTACCTCAAAATCAAAGACAAATCTTCTGGAAAGATATATGTAGAAAAAATATCTAAGAAAAGATATGATAGCTATAAGAATTTTATTCAAAAGAAGCCACCCAGAGAATTGAGGTAGAGTTAGAAATACTGTATAAAAAGACATTTAGATACTATCATTAATTTAGCTTAGGAGAGATATGCCTACAACAGGACAACCAGTACCACCAGACGCTGAAATTATATTCAGAGATTTTTTGTTGTCTAAAACACCAGTAACTAACTTGATTTCACAAAGAATTGCTACAAATCTACCTAGAGATGCAGAAATGCCTTTTCTTGTTTTTGTAAGAGCAGGAGGTACTTTAGTAAGGCCTTCTTCACAAGTTCACATACAATCTGCTGTATTGCCTTGTATTGCATTTGCTGGAGAATGGGGTGGAGATAATACTAAATCAACACCTGATTATGGTGGTGCAATGAATTTAGCTAATGTAATTATACAAGAATGTTTTAATGCAGAAAATGAATATGTTGTAACAGATACCACAAGTACAAAAGCTAAAGTATACGGATTTGATATAGTACAAATGCCTACAAGAATAAACGAAGTAACTACTGGTTTAGGTAGGTATGACTTTGGTATATCAATGATGTATCGCGCCGTTTAACTTTTCTAAATACCACAAATTTTCCAAAGCTCCTTTACCATTTACCATTATGAGTAAAAAGATGAAAATTAAAGTAAGCCCATTGTTCGTGAGAGCAGATACAGTACGTGATACTGTTACTGGGTTAACATTTACTACTAATAATTGGGTAGAGGTTGATGTCAAAGATGGAGAAAGATTGTTAGAAAATAACATGGACATTTTCATTGCTGATGACGAAGAAGTGGAAGACAATGAATCTTCTTCGAATAATGGAGACGACACTGTAGATTCCTCGGAAGAGGATATCTTCGAAGATATAGTACAAGAAGAAGAGTAGCAGGAGAGTTAAATGGCAACTTATACAAGCGGTGCGATTAATGAAGTATTAATCGGTACTGGTGTACTTTATGTAGCTGATAGAACAACATCTTCTCTCGCATTTCCAGGCGACAGTTCAGGAGCTTGGGCAGCAGTAGATACTGCTAAATGGAGAGATATCGGATATTCCGAAGATGGTTGGACAATCGAAATGGATAGAACATTCGAGGACATATTGGTAGCAGAAGAAGTAGACCCAATTAAGACAATCAAGACTGCTCAGGAAGCAAGGTTAATGGGTGAGCTCTCACAAGCTTCACTTAAAAACTTAGCAATAGCAATGGGACAAGCTGATTCTTTCGTTTCAGAAGATGATAGCAACTTTGCCTCTGGATACGATGTAATAGAAACACCAGATACTAACTCTTTCGCAGAGTTAGCTGGATTACTTATTACAGAAGGTCCTGCAGGTGCAGATAGACACGTAGAGATGCCAAGAATGGTATCAGTAG